ATACTCCTGAGTACGCTGAAAAAGGAAGGTTGTTGTTGTCCGTCAAAGAAAGAATGGATAAGCCAGAACAAGCTCCTGAGACAAAACAAGAGTTGATTAGCTGGATACAAAACAATCAAGACTTAAAAGATACTCCTGAGTATGCTGAAAAGGGCAGGGCTTTACTTGCTATAAAAGATAGGCCAGATGTAACTTCTGGAGGAGCGCTTGCTAGGGGTGCTTTACAAGGAGGTACCTTTGAGTTCGCAGACGAGATTATAGCAGGAGCCTCTGCCGCTGCCTCCTACCTAACTGACAACCCTAGTGGGCAGACTTTTGGTCAGCTATACGATACTTACAAGACTGAAGAAGATGAGCTACTCAGCGCCTACAAAGAAGAACAAGGAGCTTCTTATCTTGGTGGTCAGGTTGCAGGCTCTGTAGCTACCCTACCACTAGGAGGAGTATTTGGTAAAACAGGGCAGTTGTTGTTTGGTGTAGGCGGTAGAGGTACTACAGCAGGTCAAACAGCAGCTCGTACAGCCGCAGCAGGAGCTACACAAGCAGGTTTAGCGGGTTTAGGAGCCGGGGAAGACCTAGAGTCTAGGCTAAAGCAAGCGGCGTTAGGAGGAACTGTAGGAGGAGTTTTTGCAGGCTCTTTAGGTGCTGCTGGATATAAACTAGCTGAGAAGGTGGCTAACTCGTCTAATAACATTATAGCTAGAGCTGCTGACGTAGGTGCAGCCCCTAGAGACACTGTTGAGCTAGGCCAAGAACTTATTCCTCAGTTAACCACAATAGCGCAGAAAGCCAAAGCCGCTAGAGATGCTGCTTATACGGCATGGAGAAACAAGCTAAACGCTCGTGTTGACAGTTTTAACGAATCTGTTGTTAAAAAAGGCGCTGCTTCGGCTGGTCAAAAGATTTTTAAGGATGAAACAGAAGAAGGAGCTTCTCAGGTCATACCAACAAAGGCTCTAAAGTCTATGGTAGATGGTATGCAAGGTCTTGTAGACAACCAGAAGAACATTAACGCTATTCTAGCGGAAGGCGACAGAGTAAGTATAGATACTTATAGGAACATGTACAAAGCTGCTTGGGACTTACAAAGACAGTTAGCCCCTAACAAGGCTGCTCCGTTAGCTAAAAAGCTAGACGACATAAAAGGATTTGAGTACAAGCATTTAGATTCTCTTTTTCCGGGTATAGGCAAAGCCAGAAAAGAGCTAGATGAGTCTGTAAGGAACTATGAAACAGGACAGCTTCTCAATGATCAGCTAGTGTCTAAGATTGCTAGAGGCGAAGCTCTGGAGCCTTCTTTTGCTCGTAAGTTCTTGCCCGGTAACTCTAAGAATTTTGACGAGTTCAGTGCTTTAAAGTCAAGAATTAACTCCTGGGCTAAAGAAGCTAAACTGTCTCCAAAAGAAACTGACGAGATATTAGCGCCTCTACGAGCTAATGCTTTGAGCGATGTAGTTAACAATCCTCAACTGTTACAGAGAGTTTTAAATAGAGCAACTACAGAGGATAAAACTCTGGTACGTCACTACAAAGAGATACTGACTCCTGAGCAGTTCACCTTTGTTAATCAATTAGCTAAAATGCCTAGAAACCATCTTACTCAGAGAGTTGGTTCCTTGCTTGATTACTACGCAGGTTCTTCTGCATTAGGAGCTTTAGGTGTAGGAGGAGCTACAGCATTGGCCGGCAACGCCGCTGGATTAGCAGTTATAGCAGCTTATATAGCCAGTCCAGTTCTTATTCGACCTATTGCTAGTAACACTAGATTACTGGCGCAGGCTACTCGTATAGTAACAGCCCCTGTAGATACACCACCTAAGAAGTTAATGGGAATGACGGAGGCTCTTGGTAAAAGTGCTATAAAGGCTGGTGTTATCACGCCGACAGTAGCTATTAGAACTATGACACAATTTGAAGAGGCTAAAGAAGCCACTGGAGAGTAAACAAAAAAGCCCTATGTAGTTTATTACATAGGGCTTTTTAGTACTGATACACCTTACATCTACAACTTTCTACACTATCTCACATGCACCACCTACACACGCTAACTCTTGACTTCCTGTCGTGTTATCCTCTTCCTCATACTTCTCCAGATCATTCCAATCTACACCCACTGGCATTGCAGCTACTAACTTGTTGTACTCTTTAGCGTCAATGTCCTCATAAGGAGCCTGTTGATATACATGGTCACTATATGGCAACAAACTAATCCCGCTACACAAGTCAAAGTTCTCCCATATCCACTGTGCTACTTGCAGGAACTCATCATCAGTGTAATAAACAGTGATGCTTGGTTTATGTTCGCACCAGTGGTTCTGATATGCTTTCCAAAGTTCTAGCTGCTGCATTGCACCTACCTGCTTGACAGTCACAGAGGTCTCTGGAGCCTTCACAGGGAAGCTAAAGACTGCTGACGTAGGTGACATGATGTCCTGCTCTACTGGGAATCCTGATTGTCCCATGAAGATTGCAAGCGGGTCTTTGTTGTCACTACGGACTCTGCGAATGTAATGCTTAGAGAAGCGAGGATGGATGCCAGAAGCAGAATCGACAAGCTGAGATACAGTACCGCTAGGCTTAACACACGTAATAGCCGCAGACTGATTAATGCCCAGCTTCTCAGCCCACGCTTTGTTAGTGTCAATAGTAACGTCACGTACTTCCTCCAACCACTTGGCTAAATCTTTAGACTCTCCTTTACTCAGCAGGTAGTGATCCATAATACCTGTCATGCTGACACCCAACAGTGCCTCTTCCTCAGTGTTCTTTTTCCAGCAGTTACGTAGGTAACGGAAGTCTGTCAGGGTAGCCTGTAGTGTACCAATGATAGCAGCCATCTCTGCTTTCTTCTTTAGCGTAGCCAGTGTATCATCAGGGCGTACTACAATCTCTGACAGGTTACAGAACTGATTACTACGTAGGATAATCTCAGAGCATGGGTTAGTACCAAAGTCCTGCTCAGGGTCACGCCTACCGTTACGTGCTGCAATCTTCTGTGCTGCTATACGACTAAAGATACCACGCTCACCCGCCTTAGACTCGTACATGTTCTGCATCTCGCCTAAGAAGGATTCAAAGTCTGGCTTCTCAGTGTACGCTACGCTGTTGTTAGCAAGCCTACGCTGCCCTTCTAGCTCCCACCAGTTACCTGACTTAGCCTTAGCCATACGCGGGTCAGACAGGTTAGAGAGGCTAATCAGTGCAGACCTACGTACACCACCTACCACTACAATGTCAGCTATCTTACATACTACATCGTGACACTCAATAGATGTCAGCTTGCGTCCTGCTGCCTTAGTGAAGACCTCTACACAGAAGTTAAACAAATCCACCAGAGGCTCTGGCCCTGACGCACGACCACCAAAGGTCTTGAGTCTAGCACCGGAAGGACGTACCTTACCCATGTCCCATTTAGGTATCTTCCCAGCGTACAGCATAGCGATTAGCTCACGGAATGCAGAGGCCCAGCCTATCTTGCTGTCAGCTACTACAATCACGCTGTCAGTCTTGTGGAATGTCTCTGCAATGACAGGTAGCTTGGTGATGAAGTTACGTTCAACACTGAAGCCTACGCCTGTACCACACATTAGAACGTACATCAGCTCGTCAAAGCTACGTGGTGAGTCAATGGCTAGGTAGCTACAGTTGAACCCTGCTACATTGTCCTTAGTCAGTGCGTCCCCTGCTGTCATCATGCAGCGCATACTAGGCATAACGTCCATGTTATGTATAGCGTCAAACATCTTAGCACTGGTCTTTTGATCTAGCTGACCACGGTCTACCCAGAAGGCTACATAGCGGTTGACTGTCTCAGCCCATGTCTCTCTACGCTTCTGCTCAGGTAGCCATCGTGCGTAGCGGCTCTTATGTATAAACTGTTGATACTGATCCACTAGCTGTTCTCCTCTGTCACCATCTTAGTCAATTTATTCAAGTACCAGCCTGCCTTCTGCAAGTCCTCTACCTGCTTGCCTTTGTAGTCATAACGCCACAGGTACTTCAGGCAGTTGCCCTTGAGGTAGCCCTTGAATGCAACACTAGACATAGACTCTTCAATAGCTTCAATACATTCTATGTTGCCTGTGTTGTAGTGTCGTGGCTTGTTGACATCATCTATAATATCTTCAGCCTCCTCGTGTGCTGCCTTCATCCAAGCCTCTAGTCCTGTCTTTCTAGTTGCTCTGTCCCAAGCTGATGGTGTTGCGTCATTCAGTCTCATGTCTAAACTCCTCTTGAAGTTGCTCTAGTCTGTCGTTAGCTTTCTCACTAAACGCATCTACTAACTCATCTGAGGTTATGTTTAATATCTCTATGATTGTTAGTTCGTCTAGTTGCTTTAGCTTCTCTATTAAGTCGTAGTAAGTGAGAGCCATCTTAGTCTCCATACTTATCTCTCAGATAGTTTATGCTAACTGGAAGCTCATCGCAACCACCGTTAGATACTTCGTTCAACATCCATATACCTGCCCAGCTTCCGTTAGTCTGTGGCGTTAAGTAGTCCTCATCATGCTGGTAGTAGATACCTGAGAACAGTCCTAATAGATTTGTACCATCTGCTTTACGCGCATAGGCTATGTCACGGTCTTGTACATGCCCCATCACACAGCTCATATACTTCTTCTGTAACATTAGTTTAGCAGAGCTAACTGGCCTGCCAAGAACGCCTGAAGTAAAGTAGTGGCAGTAGGCAATGTCGTCAATGACAACAGGCTCCAAAAACGGTACAACTTCAAAGCCCATCTCCTCTAACATAAAGTCTTCGTACTTCAACAGTCCATCTAGCTTTGGGTCTGACTCAATAGCCCTCTCGATACGATGCTCGTGATTACCAAGAGTAAACACCATACGCGGGTTCCACTGCTTCCACTTGTTGCGCTTCAGTCTGTCTTGTTCGCGCTGTATAGGCTCTAGGAACTTACGCATAGCGTTAATCCCTGCGTTGATGTCGTTGATGTAGCGCCTGCCTTCAAAAGACTTCTTGCCTACGTCATAGCTACTGAGGCTAGGCATGTCCCAGTGATCGCCAATGAAAATGATTACGTCAGGCTTCTTCTCTGCTGCGTACTCTCCAGCCCAGCGTAGATGCTCTGCTTTATCTCCTGGTTTAACTTGTGTGTCCGGTATAACTAAATGCTTAGTCATTTCTTACGCC